CTCATTGGATTCACAATGATGCTCACAAAAAAAGAATCATGAAACATTTGAGCGCAGATTATAAAAGATACTTGCAACTGTTGGATGCAAAGGAATTCACCCGATTGCCATTGTCAAGGCAATTGATGGTACTCAAGGAATTGAATGAACTTGAGAAAAAAATTGCACGTGAATCGTGTGATGAGTAGATTAGTTTTGTTTTATTATTGTTAGATTGAAAAGGGGTTTCCAATTGGTTTCCCCTTTTTTTTGTACTTTTATTTTGTGGATGCTAATCAACGGGGTTGCTTTGCTGAATATAAGTTTGGCACAATAGCAATGGAAAATGGATTCAATGTTTCAATGCCTTTGCTTGATGCATCACCTTATGATGCCATAATCGAAAAGGATGGCAAAGTGTTCAAAATACAAATCAAATCGGTTTCCGCTGATCGTAAAAAAGGAAAAAACAACATTCATATTTCACTCACACGTACTGGAAAGGGTTATCCAAAAAAGTACGTTGATTATTTTGCCATCTATTTTGTTGAATATGATGGCTTTTTTATTATTAAGAATAAAGAACAAAAAGCAATTCGATTAGGCATTGATGGTATTTACAAAAAAAATTTCCGTAACTTCGCATCAATTCTTTAACGAGTTTTTTTTCTGTTTCAACTTAAAAGGAGGCGCAATCAATGTGCCTCTTTTTTTTTAACTTTACACAAATTAAAAGCAATGAGGCAAATCAAAATAAATTCCACAACTGGAAATGAAATTATCACCATTCAGGATGTGAAGGATTATGCACGTATTGATACATCAGCGGATGACACACTTATCGGGTTGATGATTGAAACAGCACGTGTATGGTGCGAAAATTATATTTCAAGGGATATTGTGCCAAAAAATCGTACATACTATGTGGATACAACAGAAACTGGATTGATTGATATTCCCTTTGCTCCAGTGGCATCGATTGAATCAGTTACAATCAATGATATTGCTGCAACGTACACAATACTTGGATTGGATAATGAAACCATTGAATTGGATGGCGGTGCTGCGGAAAAGGTGAAAATCACATACATCACAAGTGGCATCAACAATGCGCTTATGAAACAAGCAATGCTCCAAACAATTTCAACGTATTATGACAATCGTGCAGATTTTGTTCAAGGTGCAAATGTGCATTTGATTCCAACTGATGCCAAAACAATACTCACATCTTACAAATCAATGTTTGTGTAATGGATGCTGGTCGCTTAAATAAAAGGATTAAAATACTGCGATTGACAAAAACCGCAGATGGATTCGGTGGGTTTACAAGTTCCGAAACCATTGTGCATACATTTTGGTGTGCATACAAGGAAAATTCAGGCGAAATAACGCAAGAAAACGGAATTCGGGAGCAACGCACCGCAATTGAAATAATAATGCGGGAAAAGGCAGCAAATCAAATCCTTTTGAGTGATGTATTGGAACTTGAATCATCGGGTGAAAAATATCGCATCAATGACAAGTTTGATTCCACGATTGATCAGTACACAACAATCAAAGCGGTTACGATATGAAAGCGGGTGTGAAAATCAATCAATCGGATTTGGCAAAGTTGAATAAAAAACTTGCACAATTACAAAAGTTTTCAAAACAGGAACTTTCAAGTGAAATTGGAAGGGGTGCAATGGAAATTGTTGGCAGGGCAAAACAATCCGCAGCCAAAGACACTGGAGCATTGCGCCAAAGCATCAATTCGGAGGCATCTGGAAAAGGTGTTGCGATTGTTGCTGATATTGATTATGCGCCTTATATTGAGTTCGGAACGGGATCACAAGTGAGTTTGGCGGATATGAAAGAACTTGGCATCCCTGATGCGTATGCAGCACAATTCAAAGGAAAGGGAATTCGTGAGGTTAATTTACCTGCACGACCATTTTTCTTTTCATCCGCAAGAGTTGGTTTCAATAATATGCTCAAACGAGTGGATAAAAAACTTAAAAAATTATTATGAAAGAAGTGATTCACCGCATAAGAAAAGCCATCATTGACCGTTTAACAAACGAAGTTTCATTGCGTGGCAATATCGTGCCAATTTATGGCAGAGTGCCATCAGATGCAACGTATCCATTTGTACGGGTTTATTCCCTTACAAACAATGAAGTTGATCAAAATCAAACAACATTCAATTCCGAAGTGATTACAAGGATTGAAGTGGTCACAAGATTTGAATCGGACAATGGTGGGGAACTTGATTGCAACCTAATTGTTGATGAATGTTTATCTTTGTTGCGCACACGATCTGCAAACTATTTTGATTTAAGCGCACAAGGATTCAATGTGTACACATCACAAAATGAGGGCATTCAGTATATTGAGCAAGATTTGAGTGATCACACATATTTCAGGGCAATCATTGAACTTTCCAATCGTGTGGAACAAATTCCTCCATCGGGTGGATTACAAAACGAATTACAAATTGAATTACAATCATAATGGCAAAAATCACTTTTACAAATAAAACGGATAATCAAACATCAGCATTGGCGGAAATTTACAAGGTTACCGCAGCCAATGTGAATGAAATCAAAACAAGTACAAATGCGCTATATGATACACTTGGCGGGTTTGCCTTTTATGAGGATACTGCAACAACTGCAACTCCCATCAATTTAACACAAGATGCTTGGGAGGATTTAACAAACAACAAGGCGGGATCGGGTACGCTTACAACACACAAGCCAACATACATCGCTGGTGATTTGTGGGATTCAGCAACCAACACAATTGATTTGAGTGAAGTGCCAGTTGGAAAAGTTTTATTGATTCGCAATGATTATGATATCACAACAGGTGCTGCAAATACACGAATGGATTCAAGATTGTATTTTCCAGATACAACAAAAAGCGTTGAATTTGCTCACGATTTGATTGCAACATCTGGGGATGAGGTGCGTTATTCACGCACAACTCAATTCTTTGTAACAAGCGCAATCAAAACAAGCGGTGTGAAAATACAAGTGAAAGTTGATAAGAATGGAGCAACCGCAAGGGTTGAGGATTTTCAAATCACAATTTTAAGTTTTTAATGAAGCATTTTAAAATTAGCGAATTTGATTCACCTGATGAAATTGGGAGCGGTGAGCGTATGAATGATGATGTGTTGAAAATGATTGATCAGGCACGTGAATTGTTTGGCAAACCAATACGCATCAATTCAGGAGTACGCACAAAAAAAAGGAATGAAATGGTTGGGGGAACAAAATCATCAAGCCATTTGAAAGGTTACGCAATTGATGTGAGTTGCGACAATTCAGCGGATCGATTTCGTTTGATTGAAGTTTTGATGCTTGTTGGTTTTAATAGATTAGGGATTGCCAAAACGTTTATTCACGTTGATAATGATCCCGATAAAAGTAAAAATGTTATTTGGGTGTACTAATGAAAACACTGTTTGCAAAATTATTGGGATTGAATAATGGTGGCAAATCATCACTCGGTGAATTTGCAAAGGATTTGCGTGAAGCAATCAAAGGCAAGGAAATTGATCCCGATAAAATGATGGAACTTGTAAAGGTGCAAAGTGAAATTAACAAAATGGAGGCACAACATCGGAACATATTTGTTGCGGGTTGGCGTCCATTCATTGGTTGGATTTGTGGGATTGCACTTGCTTACAACTTCATCATTCGTGATTTAATTGCGTGGGTTTCACCTGATGTGATGCCTCCTGCAATTCAGATGGATCAACTGATCACCATACTATTGGGGATGCTTGGTTTGGGTGGATTGCGTACCTTTGAAAAAATAAAAGATAAAACGAAATAAATGGGAGTAAAAGATACTGCAAATTTGGCGATGATTCCCGCAGCGTATGCGGAGGACAAAGTTTATTCCGTTGTGCCATCCGATGGTGATGGGGATTTCACATTCACACGCACTGGATCAGGCACACGCATAAACAAGGGCGGATACATTGAAACAATGGCGGAAAACGTGCCTCGTTTGAATTATCGTTTGGATGCGGATGGAAACCCAACTGGATGCCCTGAATTACTTTTGGAGGAATCAAGGCAAAACAAAGTGTTTCCAAATAACTCATTAACGGGGTATTCAACAATTGGTGTATCAACTACAAACAATGATACTATTGCTCCAAACGGAACAAATGAGGGCGCAAAAGTACAGGCAACCACATCAGGAACTGCGGTTGTTTTCAAAGGATTTACGGGAACATCAGGTGTTACGCACAATATTTCTGCATTCATAAAGGCAGGAACATACGATCAAGTTAGATTGCAAGAAGGTTTTTCAGCATCAAATATAGATGTAAATTTATCAAATGGCAATATAATAGCAAACTCAAATTCATCAAACTTAAATGTTGAAAAATACCCAAATGATTGGTATCGAGTTTCTTTTGATTTCACATCATCAGGAACAAATCTGCAGTTTGCTTTGTATTTCAATGGAAGTTATTCATCAGGTGAAAATATCTATCTATATGGTGGACAAATTGAACAAGGAAGTGGAGCAACAAGTTTAATCAACACAACAACGAGTGCGATTACACGCAACAAGGATTCCGCATACAATCAACCATTCGGGGATTTAGCAAGTGATTATCCTATCACTGTTTATTGGAAAGGGCGCATCACAAACTACAATGCAGGTGGGTTTGCTTTTAGTGTTTATGATAATGGATCGAATATAAGGTATTTGGGTTTGGCATGGAATTCAACTTCAAATTTTTACTTATATAGGCGCAGCACAAACAATGATGCAGATTTGGTTTCTTATACAACACAAGTTGGTGATGTTAAAAAAATAGCGGTTAAATTCACAAGCAACACAACCGCAAAGGTGTACATTGATGGGATTGAAGTTTACAACCTTTCATCAGGATTGGATGTTGATTGGGATTTTGATTCTGTTTTAATTGGGCAACAAAGAGTGGTTTCAGATGGTGGAAAACGCATTCCTGCTGATGAATTATTCGTGTGGAACAAGGCACTCACCGATGCGGAAATGGTTGAAATAACAACTCCATAAAACAATAAATAAAATGAGCCATATATTTAAAAAATATGAATTTCCTGATGAAGCAACTGCGGATTCATTGATTGATGCATTGCCATCACAATATGATGAGGAATTGGATGAAACACATCCTGATCACAAGCACGTGATTGTGAAATTATATCATCCAATCGTGGAGCAACCAGTTTATGATGATGAGGGCAATATCGAAACCGATGCGGTATTGGCGGAAAACTTTTCCGTTGATGTACTTTGGCAAGGTATTGAAGCGCAACCAGATGATTGGGAGCAATACGAAATCACATTGAGTGACAATGGAGTTCATTCCTTTTTTGGGATTGATTATATATAAAAAAAATGGGAGTTATCAATGGTACAAATTTTCTTTTGTACAAGAGTGATATCGATCCAAAGGTTGCCCAATTTCAAGGGCGGGTTTTGAATGATGGTGGCACTCTTGAATCATTGAATTGTGTGCGTGATGCGTTTGAGGATGAAAAAATTGTACTTGGGCATTCCACATCAACAACGGTTTCATTGAGCGTTGATTTGCCCGAATCCACCTCAAAGGATTCCAATGGTTTTCGTGAAGTGATTGCAGGTGTGCGATCAGGTGAAATTGCAGTTGATGGTTTGGTTGATTATGGTGATACATTAAATTTCAACGAATTGGCAACAATGATGCTCACAAAACAAAAGGCGGAATTCTATTTTGAGGATTCCACAAGTTCATTGTATATTTTTAATGGTGAGGGATATATTGAATCCGTTGAGCAAATTGCAGAAATGGAAAACTCGGTTTCATATTCAGTTGGAATTTCACTCACTGGATTGATGACATTGAATTAAAAAAATATAGTATATTTGTATAGAATTAAAAAATTAAAAAGCTATGCCAACAACGGGTGTATTTAACGGAACAAACCTTTTGCTTTCAGTAGAAGGAACAAATCTTGGGCATACAACATCTTGCTCATTAACATTATCAACTGATTTGCCAGAGGCAACAACAAAAGATTCAAGCGGATTTCAAGAGGTTATCGCAGGTGTGATGAGCGGTGAAGTTTCATTTGATGGATTAGTCACTTATGATGACACATCAAACGTTACTGAATTAGCTGATTTCCTTTTGGCACGTACACAATTGACTGTTGTATTCGGAACTGAAACAACAGGTGATCGTATTTTCACTGCAGAGGGTTTCCTTTCATCACTTGAGCAAAGTGCGGAAATGGAATCACCAGTTTCTTATTCAGGATCAATCACATTGACTGGGCAAATTGCTGCATCAGACGGATAAAATATTATAAATTGAGCGCAATTTGAGGGGATTGCGCTTTTTATTTTTTTACTATGGCAAACAAACAACGGGGATATTACTCCATTAAACTTGGCGGGAAAATGCGCAAGTTGCATTTTTCAATGAACTTTTGGGCAAACTTCACTGATACATTGGGCATTTCGCTTGATAAGATTGGTGACATATTTGGTGAGGGAATTTCACTTGGCACAATTCGTTCACTTATTTATTCCGCAATACTTGCAAATGATCAAGAGGAGGGAAATGAAATTGACTACAATGAATTCAAAGTTGGAATGTGGCTTGAGGATTTACAAGCGGAAAAACTTGAGGACATTGTGAATGCAATGATGGAATCCAGAGTGCTTGGCAATGATTTGAATCAAGGTGTGAAGCGCAATGTTGTGAAATCAACAGAAAAAAAAACGAAACCTTAACTCCCGAAAAACTCACTTGGGATGATTTGATGGATTATTTCATCGGTCAAGTAGGGATTGATCCTGATAAATTTTGGAAACACACTTGGAAGGAAAATCACCTTTTGGGTGAAGCACACTATATTTCACACAATAAGGAGTGGGAACGCATCCGATATTTGGCAGCAATGGTGTACAATGTGAATGCTCAAAAACGTTCACAAATGATTGATCCTGAAAAGTTGTTTTCATTGCCTCAAGATATATATGCCAAAATGGAAAAGAATCGACCAAAATCCACAAAGGACAAATACAATTCATTTTTAGACAAAGTCAAATCAGCGACATTTGATAAAAAATTAAAGATGTAGGATTTTTGTATTTTTACATCTAAATTCTACGGATGGCAAATAATCAATTGAAAGTTACTTTATTGGGTGATGCATCGAAACTGAATGCAACACTCAAAACCGCATCAGGGCGGTTGAAATCATTTGGTAAAAGCACAACCGCAGTTGGCAAATCACTTCAAACAAGATTAGCATTGCCATTGGCATTGGCGGGTGGTGCTGCAATCAAAATGGCAACGGATTTCGATAAGTCAATGACAAAGGTCAAATCGCTTGTGGGAATTGCAGGTGATGAGGTTGATCGTATGGGTGCAACAGCCAAAACAATGGCAAAGGAATTTGGTGTTTCATCATCAAAGGCAGCTGAAGCATTATTTTTCATAACATCTGCGGGATTGCGTGGTGATGAGGCAATGCAAACATTGGAGGCATCATTGAAAGCATCCGCGGTTGGATTGGGTGAAACTGCAACTATTGCAGATTTGGCGACATCCGCAATGAACGCATACGGATCGGATACACTTGGCGCATCACAAGCAACAGATGTTTTGACCGCTGCGGTGCGTGAAGGTAAATTATCATCAGAGGATTTGGCGGGTGCAATGGGATCAGTGTTGCCAGTTGCATCAAATATGGGTGTACAATTCCACGAAGTTGGTGCTGCATTTGCTGCAATGAGTAGAACAGGAACTGATGCTGCAAGTGGTGCAACACAATTGAATGCCATACTTTCAGGGTTATTGAAACCAACAAAACAAGCGGAGGATGCGTTGAATTCAATGGGATTATCATCCGCAGGGTTGAAGCAACAAATCAAGGATGAGGGATTATTGGCTACATTAAACACATTAAAAACCGCATTTGATTCCAATGCAGATGCAGCGCAAGTTGTATTCCCAAACATTCGTGCATTGAAAGGTGTTTTGGATTTATTGGGATCAGGTGTTGAGGTGAATCGTGGCATCTTTGAGCGAATGAACTCAACAATGGGAATGACACAAACCGCATTTGATGCGACAAGTCAATCCGCTGAATTTAGATTGCGCAAGGCATTGAATTCATCAAAGGAATCATTCGCACAACTTGGCGCAACTTTACTCACTGGATTTTTGCCAATATTCCAACAAGTTTCAACTGTAATTCAAAACGTATTCAAAGCATTTTTTGATTTAGATGAAGGCACTCAAAAACTCATTTTGGGATTGGGTGCATTCGCAATTGTATTGCCAACAATTATCACGTTGGTTGGCACACTTACAACTTTATTTGGCGCATTGCTTTCACCAATTGCACTAGTGGCGGGAGCGATTGCGGGAATTGCATATGTAATATACAACAATATGGGTGAATCTTTATCTGTTATTGTTGGTTTATACAATCAATTTGTTGATTTATTTAATGGAAGTGAAATTTTAAGAAAAGCCATATTTGGTTTAAAAGCGGTGTTTGCATCCGTATTTATTGCAGCAAAGGCACAAGTTGATCAATTGGTGAATTCATTTTCAACAATATGGAAACTAATTAAAGAATTTGCAAAAAAAGGGGTTAAAGGATCATTTGGCGATATATTAAAAGATGGTTTTGATAATAGTATTGAAATAACAAAAAAAGCAGGTGAGGATATTGGCAATGAATTTACGGATTCTTTGGATCGAGCAGTTGGCGCAACTTTAGAGAAAAAAACATACAATCAAGTCAAAGGTGCATTGGATGGTGTTGTGAATAAAACAAAAGGTTTGGCAAATTCTTTGGCGCAATCATTGATTGGTGATGTTGGTGGTGGCACAGGTACTGCACCCGCAAAAGGCACATCGGGTGGTGGTGGTGGTGCAACTACAATGCAGCCAACTCATGGTTTTATTGGCGGGGTTGATATCAACAAGGTTGATCCTCCAGTTTCAGAGGAGGCAATGGCAAATGTACTTGGATTCAAGGTTGCACTTGAGGATCTTGCGGAGGTTTCTGAAATGGTCGGTCAGGGTGTTGCCAATGCTTTTGATAGTATGTCAATGGGATTGGTTGAATCACTTGGTTTGGCAAAAGATGGTTTTGAAGGTTTTATTGGTGGCTTAATCACAACCGTTCTGAAACTTATTTCAATGATGTTGGCACAATCTATTTCACAAGCAATTGCGGGTGCAACTGCATCGGGTGCTGCAACTGGTCCTGCTGCAATATTCACAACTCCTGCATTCATTGCAACTGCGGTGGGTGGTGTAATGAGCGCATTTGCTGCAATTCCGAAGTTTGCTGATGGTGGTATTGTTTCAGGCACAACGTTGGGTGTAATGGGTGAATATACGGGCGCAAAACAAAATCCAGAGGTGATTGCACCATTAAATAAATTGGAGGGAATGTTGGGCGCAAAACAAGCGCAACAAGTTAATGTTGGCGGTGAATTTAGAATTCAAGGACAGGATCTTGTGGTTGCACTGCAACGTGCGGAACGCAATCGCTCACGATTAAAATAAACAAATGGCATACGGGGTTAAATATAGATTGATTTTTTCTGATTTATTAGGACACGCAAAAAAGGTTGAAATTTTGCAAGATGGATATACTGGTGAAGTTTCGCCAATGATTGGAACGGGTGATCCTGTGCAAATCGAATGGGAGGGTGATGATGATTTTTATGAGCCAATAATTGGATCAAGTTGCACATTGAATTTGCTTGTTACTGATGATGTTACTTATGATGATTTTTTCAAAGGTGCGGAGGAGGAATATCGTGTGCAAATTTATTATGATAGAAATCAATCAAATGTTTTTCAAGATAGGGTTGAGGAAATTGCCACAAATGCAGGATGCATTGAAGTTCCTGAATGTATTGAAAATGAACTCACTCAAGGAAATACAATTTCAAGTGATTTCACAACAAGAGTTTTGAATGATGGTGGCACAATAGACAATGAAAGTTGCATTGGAAAATCAATCACTAATTCAAAAACTTATGATTGGGCAACTTTTTGGGAGGGTTTTTTGTATTTGGATACATATTCGGAGGCACTTGCAACAACTCCTTATGAAATATCCATCACCGCATTGGATGGCTTGGGATTGCTTGATGTAAATGATTCAAGGGCATTAAACGTATATGTTTTGCCTCTTTTGTATGGAGCAAATTTAGGTGAATGGTATTATGTTTCAGAAATGTTGCAGGAATTCAACAAAGATGCAACCGCAGTTGAAAGATATTTGTATTGGGCGGGTGATATACAATGGACGGGTACATCGGATTTTATTGGGGATATTCCTGCACGACCTTGGAGTACATATTCAAATATTGATGATAAATTTAATTTTCTAAACAACAAAGAAGTTTTAGAAAACATTTTGCGAAAATCTAATTCAAGGATATTTCACGCATTTGGTGATTGGTATGTTGTACCAAATTCATTGTATTTGGATGATGTTTTTTCTGGGCAATATTATGACAGGACAGTTTTTAAAAACGCACTTGCAAACGGGCAAAATGAGGTGATTGATTTTCAAGTGTTTGGTGTTGGTGATGGCAGAACTTTTGAAGGAAATGCCACAAAGAATGTCACGAAAAGAATTAAAAAAGATTTACAACCTGTTGATAATGATATGTCAATTGAATATTTATCACCATTAAATAAAGTTATCATTGAATCAGATTTGAAACAAGAGGCGCAAATATTGGGAAGATTAAGCAATAATGTTGGATTTACTTTTGGATCAGGGGGATACACTTTATCATACGGTGCAGTTGCCACAACACACGATTTTGTTGGATCAAACAATCAATCATATAAATTAACGAATTTCACAACAAATGCAGCTTCAAGAATAACCGCAATTGTTTCAGATGGATCATTCAAGTTTGGAAATTACATTCCCGCAGACAATGTGGAATATTCCTTTGAATATCTTTTTGATTCAACCGCAACAAATCCATCTTACAAATTGTATTATTCCACAAAAATAAGTTATTCAAATAATGTATCCTTTTCACCTACTTTGATTAAATATCACGATGTTGAAAACAATACAATGGAAAACACAATTGTTTACAATGAAATTTTTTTTCAAGATGTTTTGGAACTTCAAAGGTGGCAAAAAGAAACAAAAACGCTCCCTAATAGTTTTAATGGATTGTATCAATTACAAGTAGATATCACTTTTTATCAACCTGTTTTAAATTCAGGAACGGGATATTCTGCATTGTATTTAGATAATATACGTTCATTTGATACTGATATGGAACGCGACAATCAAACACTCACATCAACTATTTCGGAAAATCGTGGGGTTTATGATTTTGAAGTTGTGCCAAATGAAGAATTATGCAATGCTTTTTTTGATTTTGCATCAAACACAAAGATTCCAGTTGATGATGATAAAAACAACGCACAACAAATTTTGAACGATTATAGAACTTATGTGCCACGATATGAAGCAACTGGATATGGAAACAAAAACAAACCAGTCACTCCATTAGATAAGTTGTTTGTTGATTTTAAAACACATTATCAAGATGATCAAGCATCAATGATTGATACATTGAAATACAACTTGAGAAGAAATATATTCAAAATAATTACACACACTCCAAACAATGATCCCGATGTTACGGTCACACATCAGCTGCGCCAAAACTAAAAACATTCCTTTTCCCTTGTTTGCCAGAAACCTTGAGTGAATTTTTTTTTGCTTGAGGTTTCTTTTTAGAAAGAATTTTTTCTATATTAGCGAAAATAAATTTTTTCAATTATGGAATTTAACACATATTTCAACTCCGAATTGGAGCGATTGGAACTCACACGAAAAAAGGTTTGTCAAGCATTAGATATGACAATCCCAACACTTCGTTCAAGGGTGAACAATTGCGGTACATTTCAAGTGGATGAAATCAAAAAACTCCAATCGTTGGGGTTTGATCTTAATCGTTTAATTTAAAACAATGGCAGAAACAGAAAACAATTTGCACGAAAAACTTTTGAAAGTGCAAAACGAAATCGGAGCGATTTCAAAATCAGCAACAAATCCTTTTTTCAAATCAAAATACTTTGATATCAATGTATTGATTCGGGAGGTGTTGCCAATACTCAACAAACACGAACTCACACTTTTGCAACCCATCAAGGATGGTGAAGTTTGCAGTGTGATAAGTGATGGTGAAAACTCCATTGAAAGTGGAGTGAAACTTCCTGAAATAAATGATCCGCAGAAACTCGGATCAGCAATAACGTATTTCAGGCGGTACACATTGCAATCATTGCTTTCGTTACAAGCGGAGGATGATGATGGAAATATGGCATCAGGAATGAAGCCAAAATTGACAAATGAGCAATTTGAAGTTGTGATGAAATCAGATCGACAAACTGCTTTAAAGGCAATTAAAAAAGCGGAATTGTCCGCAACTCAATTAAGTAAATTAAAATCTAAATTCAATATATAATGGCAGAGGATAAAATTTTTGCAGATGGTTTCATTGTGAAACGTAGAGATAATGCACCCGATTTCGTGGTGGCAAATGTATCAATCAAGGTTGATGAATTCGGAAAGTTTGTGAAAGCAAACTCAAAAAATGGATGGGTGAATCTTGATGTGAAAACCGCTCAAAGCGGTAAAATGTACGCTGAACTAAACACTTGGCAGCCAGATGGCAAAGTGCAAAAAGTGGCACAAGGGGAAAGTGACTTGCCTTGGTAGTCAAGCAATGGGAGTGGTATTTTGCTGCTCCCTTTTTTTTAACTATTAAAACAGAAAAATGGAAACTTCTTTTGAAATATACGAATACGAAACAAAAAGAATCAAAAAATACATCGCTGAATATTATGATTTGGTTGATACAATAAATGTTGAAACAAAAACAAAAGATAAATTGCATAAATTGTTTGTTTGGTATGGAAATGCTCGTGCAATCAAATCAAAAGCGTATCAGGAAATGAAACAATTAAAAAAATAGATATTATGCCAGATATTACAATGTGTAAGGGAATAGGGTGCGAAGCAAAAGTAACTTGTTATCGTTTTACTGCAAAACCAAACGAGTATAGACAAAGTTATTTTATGCAATCTCCTATC